CAAGTGAATCCCTCTCTGACCCAATGTCACCGCCACGGGCATGCTGGCGAAATTGCTCAAGCCGCGCCCTCCCTTCGCTCAATATGTTCTTGAAGTTAAAGTAATCCCACGGATCCATCGGCATCTTCCTTCCCCCTCCGTGTTGGTTTAGGGCGTCCCGAAATGTGACGGCTCGCGTATTTGGCTCTCGACCCATCGCCGCATTCTCACGTAGCGTTGCTCTGGTGTTACATTCGACCCGACGCCATCGTCGTTCACAAACATGATCTCGCAAGCCATCGCGTGAGCGACACCGAACACGCCGGCCACGGTCTCGTGGTCTTCGGGATCGATCTTCTGCAGGTCCATGGCGCGAGCTTTGCCCACGGCGCCGAGCGCGCACACCACACCATCCGCCTCAAGTTCCTGCGCGATCAGCTTGCGCTCCGGCAGAGCATCAAGGGCCACCAGCATCTCCCTGAGAAACGCCTGCCCCCGAGCGCCCTTCATGGCGCTGGCAACGGCACCTCGCCACCTGATGTGCTGCCACTGATCCTCGCAGTCGTCGCTATACCCAGATCGGCTCACGTCAGTTCTCCCTGCTCCCGAAACATCTCGCGTAGTGGGCTAGTTAGGCCTTGAGCCGCAGCACATCGTTCCAGTCGCATCCTGCGATCTCCGGTATCCTGACCTCGACCAGGATTTTCGATCCCAGCCCTATCCGGCGAGCCAATGCGTAGGCCGCTGATTGCCCCACATAATTCTCGTCATTGTCCCCGAAGATGACGATGCGATCGCAGTCCTCTGGCCATTGCCATGATGCGAGAAGTCCCTCGGTGAGCGCAGCCCAGCACGGAACGCCAGTGAGAGCCGTTGCGGACAGCGCTGTCTCGATGCCCTCAGCAATCCCCAGCACGCCTGTGTAGGGGGCGAGGCGTACGGCGGAGCCCTTGGCTATGGTTCCCGGCATCATGCGCCGTACGGCAGCTAGGTTGGCTTTGCGCCCGTCTTCCGTGAGGTAGGTCCGATGCAGGGTCGACGGCTTCCCCGTGGGATCCGTCATCATGGCGACCATCATGGGGCCCGGGGCGAACCGGATGCATTTCGGGAACTCGGTCAGCCCTATTCGGCGGCTGAGATATTTCCCGACCGGATCGGCCAGCGTTACCGCGGCGCTCGACTTCCAGAGCCGATTCTTTGCGGTGCGCTTTTGAGATTCGGTCTGCGCTGTCTTGGCCGGCTCGAGCCGTGTTTTTCCGATGACGGTCTCGACTTGGCGGGCGGCCTCGGGAAAGTCCCACCCCTTGACCTTCATCAACAGGGCGAAGCCATCCCCAGCCCCATCATGGGTGCAGAACCAGGATCCGCGGCCGTCCTTGTTGTCCCAGCGCCAGCGGTCCTTTCCCCCACAGAGAGGGCATGGCCCGTGCTTCCCCGTGAGGAATCGGCTATCGATCCCGAAATTGCTCAGGATGCCGCGCCAACGTCCCTGGGCATGCTCACTGATGTTGCGCATGCTCGACGTTCTTTTTGCTCTTGGCCCACGCGATTTGCTTTGATTTGATCCAAGACCGCATCTGCGGCGTCGGCTCCAGGGGCCGAACTTCCTTCATGCCGCTAGGCCAAACCCCAAATTTTTCCTTGTATTTGTGCGAGCACCAGCCGTCCGAATAGCTGCGCTCCTGTGCGATAAATCGGAGCTGGGCATAGAATTCCTGCTTGTCCGATTGACTGGCCTCTGACTTTTTCTTCTTTTTGCTCGGGTTGAGCTCGACCAGATCCCCATCCTGAAACTCGATCTTGGAATCGACCTCGTTCTTGAAGCCGCAGGCCGGGCATACGCTCATTCGAGGGGGCTTCAGGAATGCGCATTGCGGGCATTCCTTCGGGAGCCGAACCTTGGCCTCGAGCTGCGGCTTGGCCTTGGTTTTCCCGTTGTCGAGTTCGTCGTGGTGAATTTCCGTAACGAATCCAAGGCGAAGCGTCGTGTCGGAGTGATCGAGAATCAGGCAATCGTCTTTGCCGTCAGCAGTCCGGAGACCCCTTCCGATGATTTGGACGAAAAGCATCTCGCTCTTGGTCGGCCGGGCCAAAACGATGCACCGCACATCCCAATCAACCCCGGTGGTCAGACATCCCACATTGCAGACGACCTTGATCAGCCCGTCGTGGAATTTATTCCGGATCGAGGTGCGCTCCTCCATTTCGGTAAAGGCATCGATGTACCCGGTCGACACCCCTGCGGCCTCGAATTTCTCCTGCAATAATTTCGCGTGCGCCCGGTCGACGGCGAAGCAGAGTGTTGAACGTCCCTCGCCCTTCCGGAGCCATGTCTCCACCACGTCCGCGACCAAAACCTGCTCGCCCATGACCTCGCCAAGGTCGCCCTCGTGGTAATCGCCGGCCACGGTCCGGACCTCGGAAAGGTCGGGATGCGATGGCGCGAACACCCGAAACGGGGAAAGAAACCCCTTCTCGATCAGCTCGGACGTGGTCGCCGCGATGATCAATTCCTGGTAATATTTTCCGAGCCCGCGGGTCCAGGGCGTGGCACTCAAACCGATGAAAGGCTTGGCCTGCCAGGCGGGATCCATGAACCACTTTTCGTAGAACGAAAACCACCGATGCGCCTCGTCCACCACCACGACATCGGCATTCGGAATCTCTCGCCTAGCCAAGGTTTGAACTGATGCGACTTGCACCGGCCGGGCCCAATTTGTCATCTCGTGTTGGCCCTGAATCACCCCCACCTCGCGGATACCTTCTTCCCAAAACGCCTCGACGGTTTGATTGACCAGGCTGAGGGCTGGAACCGTGAAAAGCACCCGTTTCCCCTTGGAAAGCGCCCCATCCACGACAGCCGCGGCGATCATGGTTTTTCCGCTACCTGTCGGGGCTTGCAGCATAATTCGGCGCTTTCCGGCCGCGATCGATTGCCGAAGCCGAGCCATCGCGTCGATTTGGTGGGGTCGCAGTTCGTTGATCATCGCCGGCCGCCCTTCAACAATTACCTTCGTTAGAAAGGAACTTCACTTCCTGGCTAGGCTCTTACTTCCTCTGTCTCTGCCTATGGTCGTTTGAAGGTAACGGTATTAGTAACGGGGTCCGTAACGCTCTCCGTAACGGTTCGACCGTTACTATTGGCGTTACGCTTGGCGTTACGAAACCGTTTCTGACGTGCGGCATTGGTGGGATCAGTAACGTCAGACATGAATTGTCTGTCCTTCCAGTTGTGAGGAACGAAGGTGTCGCCGTCCTTGTCGAATAGTCCCGCCGAAACGAGCCGAGCAATTAGAGCCGAGGCCTTTGCTTCGCTCACCCGCATCGAGAAGGCCGTATGCCCGATCGATGGCAGCCGGCCGCCGTTACGCGATGAGATGCACACCAGATTGAACCACGCGCCCACCATCTCGAGCCCAACCTGCTGGAGCTTGGGATCGTCAACCGCATCCTCATACGCGCGCCACCATCGGCTCATGCAGGCACCCCAAACGGCCTATCCTCGATCTTCTGAGGCTGGCGCTCGCTCCTGGCGAAGTCGTAATTGCGGAGGTCTTCGGGCTTCGCGGCTTCTCTTTCTCGGATGGCGCGATATCCTTCGTCGAGTGAGCCAGCGAAATCAGCCTGTGCGTTATAGGTGTCGGTCATGGTCTTGCCGCCTCAAATAACGGCCCGGCATCTGCGGTCAGCCCGCGCGCCTTAATGCTTTCGCGCTGGCGCTCGTCAGGGCCGGCTAGGATGAGGCTACAGCGCCTTCTGATGTCAGCTTGGTATTCGGGCTCACGCTCGATCAGGACGGCCCTAAAGCCCTCCCTGTAGGCCGCCTCGCCCGTTGTTCCCGTGCCGGCGAAGCAGTCGAGGACGAGGCCGCCCGGGGGCGTGACCAGTCGGACGAGGTATTGCATCAGGTCGAGCGGTTTGACGGTCGGGTGTTTTGATCCGAGGCGATCGTCGGTATCGGCTTTGGCGGCATAAAAGAAGCGGGCTGCTGATCCGGTATCCCCACGCGGCTCGCATGGCTTGCGAGTTGCTGTTCCCCCGTACCCATAGACGTCGCCGCTAAAACCGTGGCCAGTAGGCTCATTGCCGCTCACGGCACCTTGTTGCCCGTTTACATCCGGGAATGCCGTCGCCACCGCGGCGCTGCCGTCTGTTATAACGTTGGCGGGCCAGCGGCCGAGCGATGTTTCCCCGATCGCGACCGAGCCGCGCACCGCGAAGCCGCCGTAGGTGATGGCACCGCCCTCGCCGGTCAGGCCGCTGGCACTTTGCTCATTTGACCTGGCCGGCCGCATACCATCAACGTCAACCCGACACCCATCAATATTGAGCGCCCCCGTTCCCCACCGCACCACATTCGCCGTTCCGGTCTTCTCCGAAAAAGGCTTCTGGCCGATATAGACTGGCTCGAGCGCGGGCTTGCAGGCCTGTCCGCCGTAGCGCCAGCCTTCCCAGCCCTCTGCGTGAACCTTGTGCGCCTTCGGGAATCCTTGCCCGAAGATCCATCCGAACAGCGGATGCGTGATAAATCCGGCATCCTCGATCGCGACCGACATGCGGCCGAACGTGCGCGATGATGAGAATGCGACGATGTAGGCGCCCGGCT